ACCCATTACCATGACAATCATGGCAAATAACTTTATGTGTTCTGTTTTCCGTGTCCATTTGTTCTTTCTCCTCTGTTTTCTTTATAGAACTTAATTAACTTGTTAATCATTTTAGATCTAGTTCTGCTAGTTTTTTCTGCAATTATACCAAGATCTTTCCAATCTGTTATTGAAACAGATAGGGACTTATATTTAGCTGTATCAGCCATTTTTCTCTCCTTTTTGTTATTTTTACTCTCTGTTAAACTATATGGGAAGATATATTATAAAGTCAAGTGTTGCATTAAATTTATTTTTGATGTATTGTGGAGATCTCTTCTCACACCTTTTGTTTGCTCGTCCTAGTTTACTAGGGCGGGCATTCATTATTTTCTTCCTTGACCTTTATATTCTTTTCTACGATTACGTTTATTAGGTTTTTTAGCATGACGTCCTGGACGTTTCTTATTGGTATGCTTTATAAATGTACCGGAACCTGATTGAACTTTACGTGCCACTATTTTTCAACTATTTCGGTCATCATACCTATTCTTTTACTATTTGTAATTGGAATATATTTGATAACTCCATTAATATATTGTTCTATTTCTTCACCACACAAAGCACATCTGTAAAAATCTTTATATAAAAATATCAAAGGTGATAATAAATTGCAATAGGGACATATACCATGTTCTATTTTGGCATCTAATCTTAAAGCTTCTTTAATTTTTTTATGTTTTCTTGGCATCTATTTGATAGAACATATCATTAGAATTATCTGTTTTCCAATCTTTATTTTCTACGTTCCACTCTGTAGTTTGAACTTTATAATCCGGCCAATGTGTTGAAGTTGTAAAGCTAGGCACACTCCACAAAATACGATTATTAGGTTGAGCTGCATAATTACCGTTATCAAGAACCAAAACATGAGCACACTTATGCTGATCAGGAATTTCGGAATGTTCAGTATCAATGATATTAGGTTCTGGATGTGCCCAATCAATCGTAAATAAATATTCTCCATGAATAAATTTTTTATCTTTTCCTAAATATCTACAACGTTGCCCTATTAAAAAATCAAAAGTAGTAACAGCAGGATAATAACTAAATGAATTCCATAGCTGAAGATCTTCGATATTTGAATGTTCCACTTGTGTTTTATACACATTATTGCCGTTTCCTCTTTGAAGAAAAGCACTGATAGGAAGCCGCCAGTATATTGCACCATTCGTAAGTAAAGCATGAAATAAGATTGCACGCCCCGGAATACTTGCAATAGCAAAGACCACACAATCTTCAGTTTCGCCGTGATGTTCTCGTAAGTCATATAAATATTCTCTCCTTATTTTACAATATATAGGTGGTATGTTAGCATTTAAATAAGACATTGTATATTATTTAATATCACCCCAAGTATCTCCTGATTCATAATCTACTTTATTTGGTATTTCTAATTTAACAGCTGATTCCATAATTTCAATTATTTTACTTGCATGTTCTGGTGATTCAACTGATATATCAACTTCATCATGTATTTGTATGTGAGGTACAATACCATTTTCATGTAAATGTATTAAAGACATTTTTGTCATATCTGCTGCTGATCCCTGTATTAATCTATTTAATGCTCTATAAGTAAAAGCTCTTTTAATACCAAAAGTATATTCTTTTTGTGCATCTTCTAATTTTTTAGGTGTGCCTGTATTAAATGTTAAAGGTTCCCACATATCAAAATGACAAATTCTTCCTTTTAAAGTTCTAATTATTCCAGATCGTTCTGCTTTGTTTGTAGTATTTTTCATTAATTGTTTTATAAAAGGTGCTTTAGAATGATACTGTGCAATTAATTTTTCTGCAGATTCTTTCATTAAACCTAATTCAGTCATTAATTTATTTTTACCCATGCCGTACATTAATCCAAGATTAATTGTCTTTGCTTGATTTCTAGATATACCAGCCATCTTTGCAACTGCTGCATGAAAGTCTGCTTCACCACTAATGTAAGCGTTAGCAATCTCATCAATACCATCTAATTTTTGTAGTTTAGCATAATGAACTAATATTCTGGGTTCTTGTTGTGAGTAGTCAAACACTCCCCATTTACAATTTTCTTCTGGAATAAATATAGATCTAATTAATGGACCTAACTCTTTGTGTCTTACCGGAATCTGTTGTAAGTTTGGATTAGACATTGAGAATCTTCCAGTCACCGTTCCACCTTGATCAGATCTAATTTGATTTATATCCGCATGTATTCTTCCTTTGTGAGAATGTTTTGTGATTGTATCTATAAAGGTTGTGTGTGCTTTATTTATCTCTCTTGCATTTGCAATTGATTGCGCAAGTTCATGTGGATGATTTGCTAAAAAGTTTCTTGTAAAACTTGGAGCTCCTGTTTTTTCTGTTTTATCATAAGGAAGTTTAAGTGCATCAAATGCTTTTGCAATAGACGCTGCCGCCCATAATTCTACATCAATCTTGGTTAACTCTTTGATTTTAAACAATAATTTCTTTTCTTCTTCTATCAATCTTTGTTTAATTTTCTCTGCTTTTTCTACATCAACTCTTACTCCTTTGAATCTCATATCTACAAGACAAGGAAATAATTTTGTTTCCATATCAAATATATCTACTAGATCTTGTTTATTAATTTCTATTTTCATTTCATGCCAAAGTTTTAAAGTAGACTCTGCATCTCTTTCTGCATATTGACCAACAAACATAGACGGAAGTTTCCATAAATCTTTTTTAGGATCGATTCCATATTCTTTTGCTGCTGCTTGTAATACTGCTTCATCTTTACCAATGCCTGCATATTCTTTTGCAAGTGTATCAAGACGATAACTTAATCTATTTTCATCAACGAGTGATGCTGCAATCATAGTATCTCTAATATCTTTTGGTAAGATAAGTCCTGTTGATCTTAACCAAGATACGTCATACATCGCGTTATGAAATATAAATGTAGCATCTTGTTTAAATAAATCTTGTAACCAATTTAAAACTAATTTTTTATCCATGTTACCACCACCTTGATGCTCTATTGGATAATATGCTGACCAACCTTCTACTGCTACCGCAACTCCTACAATTTTACCACGACCAACCACGTTCCCCGATCCAAGTTCCGTTAGTTCCGGATCGCAGGTCTCTAAATCCACTGCTATTTCTTTATGACCGCGTAGATCTTTTAATTCTTCCGGGACCACCCATTCTGTTTGTGGTGTAAATAAAACTTGTTGAAACGTTCTCACTTATAATCTCTTTCCAATATCATTTCTAAATAATGAATTGCTTTTAATATATCTTCCTTCTTACCTTTTAATCTGTGTCTACAAATATATTTAATTGCATTGCCTTCTGCAAAAGGTAAACCATTTTCGTTAATAAATACAGATGGTTGTATCTTCATTACTTTATAATGTTTACCACCTACTTGTTTAAAGAATGCTTTATTTGTCATATAATATATGCTTTGTTAAAATCTCTTGGATCTACAATATGAAGTTCTTTTTTAGCTCTGGTACAAGCTGTGTAATATAATCTATGTAAATCATCTGGATCATCTTCGCTTTGTCTTACAGCGGCAGCAGTTAGATCAGTTAGAATACAAATGTTATCTTGTTCACCACCTTTGAATGAGTGAATTGTAGACAAAAGAATTCTAGGAGTCTTGTTTATCTTCTCACCATTAGCTCTCATATTACGAATATAATTTTCTGTAATTGTATCAACACCTTCAAATGATTCATACCATACTTTATTAGTAAGTAAACCATGATTTTGCATACAGTCGTTTATTAAATATTTTTCTTCTGCTTTTAATGTTTTAGCATCTCTGTATCCAGGGGTTACATTGGCCCCTAAATATTTATAAATGTTTTTTATTTGAAGATAATTTAATGGTGTGTTGTTTCTAAAGTCTTCCCAATTACTTAATGCAAGTAATAAATCTAATGATATAGAATTAATTCCTTTGTATTGATAATACCATCCTTGTAATTCACATAATTCTTTAACATCATTTAAAAAATGATTTGCTGTTGCAAGGACTGTCCAATTTCCTTTAGACATATCTACTTGAGTAATATCAGTATAATACCTTAATAAACCTGTTTCTTGTTTTGGTTTATAATCTTTTTCATATCTATTCTTAACTCTTGATATAATTCTTTGTGATAATTCATGTATAGGACCACCAGGAATACGATAAGATTGATTAAGCGTCCTGATCTCATCTACTTCATTCTTTAGCGCTATAAAGTGATCTACGTCGGCCCCAGCCCACTTAAAAATGGCTTGGTCATCATCACCTGCAATATAAGTTTTTTCTGCGTTTTTCCATATAGATTTTATTAATCTCCATTGTAAATATGATAAATCTTGTGCTTCATCTATAAATAATACTTTAAACTTTGGAGCTAAATCTTGTTCTATAAAATCATCTAATAGATCTGTAAAATCTTTTAATCCTTTTTCTTTTTTATATCTCTTTAATTCTTGGTCTATTAAATACAAAGTGTTTCTTTCTACATCTAATAAATTTTTTCTTGAATCATAACATTCAAGAAGATCCATACCTTTAACTCTTG